TCAGTACTGGATTGTGGTATTTTTACTCTGTAGCGGTAGCGGAACAATTTCGTAGGCATCGCATAGCAGAAAATTTGTATGCTACCGCTACTGAATATGAGAAGGTTTCTGGTAAGATCAACTCTCATTGTCACGTAGATAACGCAGCTTCAATAGGTTTACATAAGGCTCTAGGTTTTAAGGCATCTCAATACGTGCCTGATTTCTATGGAGATTATGAAGATGCTATTATGTGGGAACAGTCACTATGAGAGACGTATTCAGCCCAATCTTCGGTCCTCGGTGTTTTGAGTGGATGTATTGGGCTGAGTGTATGACAACTGACATACCATAACCGTAGTATAAGGAGCAGTGCAATGGCAAGTTTCAAATCGATTCTCGATGATATTGGACATGGTTTCAAGGTGTTCTTTGGAGTTGCAACCAAGGCGGCAGAGGTGGCTGAACCAGTAATAGCAATTGCTTTCCCAGGTATTTCTGGTCTTTACGATGCCACAGTGAATGAAGTTGTCAATGCAGAAAACGCTGCGCTTGCTGCCGGCGCACAGTCTGGCACAGGACCGCAGAAACTTGCTATGGTTGTAGCAGCTGTTCTGCCTACGTTTCAAACTTATGCACAACAGAATAACATGCCGACACCCACAATCGCGACTGTCACTGCTTGGGTCAATGCGGCTGTAGCTTCGTTGAATGCTATTCCAGCGCCGATTACAGCTACCCCGACAACCTCCGCCGCTACAGCAGCCTCTACCAGTAACATTCTTTAAGGAGATCAAAGAATGGCTTTACAGAATCAAACCTTCACCGCCTTTACTCCAGCAATGTACGGAACTTTTATCGATAAGATTAAGTTAACTACTGGAGTAGTAATTGATGGAAACTCAGGAACAGTAGAGCATGGTTCCTTCACATTCACTTACAACTACGATGCTGCATCTGAGACTCTTCAGATTCAATGTTTGAAAAAGCCTCTGTTCATTCCCGCATCGACTATCACAAACGGCATCGCCGAAGAAGTAGAAGAACTTCGGATGGTTCCAGTTTCTACTGTAGTCTAGAAGGTTTCATTGAGCCAACGTGAGCTAGACCAAGCGGTGCGAGATGTACTCCGGTCTCTTGAAGTAGGAGAGACCGGAGATACTTTCGTGCCGCGGTCTACTGTATTAGGTTATAATCTTATTCCTACCGATGTGGCAAAAGACTCTGTGGCTAAAAAACAAATCTATAGAGCAAATTCTTTAATGGATTTATACTATTTTTCTACCATAGTAATGGGCAAGAACAGATTTTCTAAGAATCCTGATAAAGCTGCGAACTTGCATTACCAAATGTGCTTAACCGTTATGAAGGACGGCCTTAAAGAAGGAATCGAGATTCCACGTGACCATTTTAAATCCACAGTTTACAGCGAGTGCTTTCCGATTTGGAGAGCATTACCTTTTGGTCACAGAGAAGAAGACTTCTTTACAAACATTGGATACTCTGATCTCTTCGTGGAGTGGATGCGTCGAACCCACTCGCAAGACATTCGGATTCTATTGGTATCTGAAACCATCAAGAACGCTATTAAACTTGGTATTAGGATCTCGAACCATTATGAGAATAATGGGTTCTTCAGGCACTTATTTCCAGAGATAATGCCGACTGAGAAAGAGACGTGGACGAATGAATCTCTGCACCAGCGACGGACTCCTGCCGGTAGAGGTCAAGGAGAAGGGACTTTTGATTTCATTGGTGTCGGAGCTGCCTTACAATCAAGGCACTATAATGTCGTCGTCCAAGACGATTTGGTCGGGAGAGAAGCTAGGAAATCTTCAATTGTTATGGCGGATACTATCGACTACCATCAAATTCTGGTGGGAGCTACAGACAGCGACCCCAATAATCCAGGTAGAGACTTTGATGAAATCGTAGTAGGTAACAGGTGGTCACACGATGATCTTAACTCACACATACGTCAGGAAGAGCCTTATTTTAACTGGACTACTCATTCAGCTCTCGGTGGCTGCTGTTCTCTGCATCCTTTCGGCGAGCCAATCTTTCCAGAGGCTTTTACACGTGAGAAACTTCTCCGTTGGAAGCGGCGTCTTGGCAGCTATCATTTTAGTTGTCAATTCCTTAATTATCCTATTGATCCTAGCAAAGCTAAATTCAACATGGCTGACTTTCGCTACTTCAATTTTGAGAGGATCACGGGAGCGTTAGCTATTCCAAAGGAGTCTCAGAGCATCAATAGGCTTTTTGAGATCTCCATGCCGCAGCAATATAGAATCACAATTCGTCATCACGTTGCTGCTGGAGATGTAGAAAAAGATGTGTTCCCACGTAATCTTGATCGGTATATGATTGTTGACCCTAATCATGGTGGCTCACACATGGGTCAAGAAGTCGGGAAAGATGGTCGATGCCGTCATGCTATAGTAGTTACTGGAGTCACAAAGGAACCACGTAGAGTGTATTTGTTAGACCAGTGGGCTAAGGCAGTTCCTATTGATCAGTTTGTAGAGCGGCTCTTCTTCTACGCTGTCAAGTGGAAACTCCGCGTCGTCTATGTAGAAGCTGTTGCGGCGCAGAAATACCTGCTTTATCATCTGAACTACTTCGTAGAAGAACACAAACACTCTCGTCCTGAACTTGCTGGAATTCAATTTCTGCCTCTTAAAACTCCACAAAACGTTAATGCCAAAGCAGAACGTATTGAGAATTTCATTCCCATAGTAGAACGTCATGAGTTATGGCTAGATTCTAATAACTGTACTGAAATCAAAGAAGAAGCAGAGCAATATGGCCAACGAAAAGGGCTGATTGATCTTCTTGATGTGCTGAGCTACGGGCCTCAGATTTGGAAGTTTGACACAGTGTCTAAAGAGAAGATTGATGGATTTATGTCGAAGCAGATGGCACAATACCGGCGCCGGGTAGCTTCAGCAGCCGCTTAGGGAGAGTGTATGGATTGGGCAGCTTGGGGACCAACGATTGTCAGTATAATCACTTGCTTCTTCTTTGCTGGCGTGCTGTATTCAAATCAAAATAACCATGATAAGCATTTAGCAGAGCATGATCTTCAACTTGATGAGCACACAAGGGATTTAACAGACCATGCTGTAAAACTGGGAAAACTTGAAGCCTGGAAAGAGGGTTACGCAGCAGCAAAATCTGCATACGATCATGGTAAGATAAAAGCTCATGTGGGGGTATAAAATGTTACAAAGATGGATCGCAGCACTCAATACGATAAGTTCTCCTATCCTAGCTGTGCTTGTCATGGTAATCGGTTGCACTTTTGCTGTAGTATGCAAGCAGTTTGGAATCGACGGAAATCTTGCAGCCGGTATTATCGGGGCAGGAATTGGTCTATTAACTGGTCAGGTTATCTCTTCAAGTCGTTCACAACAAGGTGGAGATAAAGAAGCTACGATGCAGCAGAACACGGGAACTCCTGCTGGATTAGCAGCTACAGTACCACAAGGACGCTAGAATGTCATATCAACCACCTACTGAAGTAACGCCGAGGCTCATAGGACCGGATAATTATAAGGATATTTGTGACTTTATCAAGGACAAAGTTGCACACTTAGATCGGCGTCTTCAGACATTTCGTACTGAAAAACTTCCTGAGTATGTCCGTCTCTACAAGGCCCGTCCAAAGAATAAGGAAGCTGATTGGCCGTGGCCCGGCGCGGCCAATCTGGTTATACCGATTATTGGTACGTCGTGCGATGAATTGCTGGCACGTGTGGTAGCTGGAAAGTGGATGTATGATCCTCTATGGGCGGCCACAATGAGTGGAGATTTGCCTACTAAAGATGGAGAAGAGTTAAAGCAAGTGATTCAAGATTTTCTCATGGACATGGCTTATGATCCAGAGGAACTTGATCTCTACAGAGTAGAACAGTCGGCTGACCACAGTGCGATTAAATATGGCACAGGAGTTATTTATACTCCTTATGAATTTGAGGAGCAGGTCGAGCGACAGTATATTGGCGGTGGAGAAACAGAAGGTTCGCCTGTAGAGTCGAAAGAAAGTGTATTCACTAAGCGCGATGGTCCTCATCCTGAGTTGTTGCCACTTAATCGTTTTATCTTTGATCCCTCAGTGCCGAAGTTAGAAAATATGAAGCTCTTTGGTCATATTGATGCTTTGGATATGTGGGCACTGCAAGACCTAAAGTCTAAGAGTCCTTATTACAAACAAGAAGATATAGACTATCTCTTAAATCAACCTGATGCAGTCCAAGAAACGGAGATGG